GGTAACTCCTATTATTGAGATAATGAAGTACTTTGTTACTGCTAATAACCCAAGATGGAAAGCAGTAGGTGTAACAGGAGATGATACTGATATTGCTCAGGTGCACTCAGATATAGCAGATTATTGCTGGCATCTGTCTAATGGAAAGTCTATATACAGCCAAGTAGTACTCGATAGTCTTACTAAAGGTATTGGCTACTTCATGGTAGATATCGATGCTGACCAAGATAGGGGCATGGGTGAAGTAATGTTTAGTAGGGTTGACCCTTATGATGTATATGTAGACCCTTCGAGTAGGGATTTCTTATTTAGAGATGCTTCTTTTATTACAATTAGGAAGAATCTTACACGAACTCAGTTAATAAATATGTTCCCTGAGTTTAAATCAAAGATTAAAAATGCAGCTGCTGCTTCTGATGTAGTTACATATTCACAAAGAGATATTGATTTATCAGCTAATATACAGGCTGAAGATATCACAATGGGTATTAAACCTGATGGTGAAGATGATGATATAATTCCATATTATGAAACATATACTAAAGTAAAGCATGCTTATAGGAATGTATTTATAAGAGTAAAGCCTTCTGAAGAGCAGATGGATACTATCAGGATGGAAGTTGAAGAGAAGATAAGTGACTTCCAAAAGGAAATTGAAGTATCTTTAAAAGAAAAGCAGATGCAGATAGAACAGGCTGTACAGGCTGGAGAGATTATTCCTGAAAGAGCTCAGTTAGAGATTGAACGTTCTCAGAAGATGGCTGCTCAGGCTGTAGAAGAACAAAGAATGCAGTTGATGTCAGAAGCTCAGGATAAAGCTACAATTATCGACCAACAGATAATGACAGAAGCTAATTATAAGATTTTAGAGGAAAGTGAAGGTATTGTAGACGCAATTCCATTTTATGAGAATAGAGTACACCTTACTTGTACAGTAGGCGATGATGTGTTCTTATATGAAAGAATATTAGAGATTATGGAGTATCCTGTTATTCCAATTCCTTATATGTACACAGGGACTCCGTATCCTATGAGTGCTGTAACGCCTATGATAGGTAAGCAGCAGGAGATTAATAAGGCCCACCAAATCATGTTACATAATGCTAACTTAGCTTCTAACTTGAGATGGATGTATGAAGAAGGTTCTGTACCTGAAGAAGAATGGGAGCGATATTCATCAGCCCCAGGTGCTTTATTAAAATACAGACAAGGATTCGCAGCCCCAACTCCTATATTACCAGCCCCTATCAATAATGCTTTCTTTACTGTAGTACAACAAGGCAAGTCTGATGCTGAATATATAGCAGGTGTTCCTTCAGCAATGATGGGTTTTACACAAGAACAACCTGAGACATATAGAGGATTACTCGCAAATGATGAATTTGGTACTCGTAGGTTAAAAGCATGGATGGGTTCTATTGTAGAACCTGCTCTTGAACATCTTGGTAAATGTTTCCAAATGATGGCTCAGAATCATTATTCTGTAGAAAAAGTATTTAGGATTGTACAACCTGAAGCAGGTCAGGCACCAGACCAAGAGAAAGAAGCAAGGATTAATATTCCTATTTATAATGATTATGGTAAAGTAATCAGTATGTATAAAGATTATGCTAATGCAAGGTTTGATGTAAGACTTGTAGCAGGAGCAACAATGCCAGTTAACAGATGGGCCCTTCTTGAAGAATACTTCAGGTGGTTCCAAGCTGGGTTGATTGATGATATTGCGATGATAGGTGAAACAGATATACGAAATAAGAAGAGTATTGTAGAGAGGAAATCTATGTATGCTCAGTTACAACAGCAAGTTCAGTCAATGGAAGAATCATTAAAAGATAGTCAGGGAACTATTGAAACATTAGAACGACAGTTAGTACAGGCAGGTATTAAGATGAAAGTTGGAGCAGCTGATTCTGAAATAAGGAAAGATGTATTAGCAACTGAAGCACAACAGAAACTGCTTAGAGGTATGATGAAGACAGAGTTTGATAAGGCAAAAGCAGAACTCCAGATGGCTAAAAAATCAGAAATTGAAGAAGGTAAAGAATAGTTGTACTTAATATTTTACCATTATTATATTTTAACAAATAAAAAGGATAGCAATGGAACAAGAACAAGTAGGTAACGCCGATATGGCCCCTGAAAGTGATGTCCAAGAGACCACATTTGATGCAGATGCCTCTGATGACTTTTTTAGCGCATTAGACACATCCGTTAATGGTGGTATTCAAGACGAACCCGAACTTATACAGACAACCTCAGTACAAGGTGATAACACACCACAGAGCCCTAGTGAAGTTCAGCAGCAAGGTGATTACGATAGTGATGCTTTGCAAAAGAGGTATAGTGATTCAAGTAGAGAAGCTAAAAGATTAAACGGACAGCTTAAGGAAATTGAACCATATATGCCTATACTCGATGCAATGAGAGAAGACCCTAATTTAATTCAGCATGTGCGGAATTACTTTGAGGGTGGTGGTCAAGCTCCTCAGACAATGACAGAAAAACTGGCGTTACCTGAAGATTTTGTATTCGATGCTGATGATGCTTTCAGCACTCCTGACTCCGATTCAGCGAAAGTGCTAGGTGCAACGGTAGACGGTATTGTGCAACAAAGGCTAAATGGTGCTTTGAAAACACAGAAAACTGAAAACCAGAGGTTAGCTAAAGAGACAGCTTTTCGTCAAAAACATGAAATGACAGACGATGAGTGGACAACATTTGTTGACTTTGCTAAAACCAAATCACTTGAACTAGAAGATATTTATTATCTAAAGAATCGACAGAATAGAGAAACTAATATAGCTGATAGTACTAGAGAACAAATGGCTAGTCAAATGCGTAAAGCGCAATCACAGCCTCGTTCTTTAGCTACAGCAGGAAGCACTCCAATCGAACAATCTCCAGAAGACTCAGTATTTGATGCTATTGCAGGACTTGACTCCGAATTAGAATCGGTATTTGGCTAAATAATAGCTAAGTACCTTAATTAAACAAGGAGTTAAAAATGGCTGATTTATTTCAGTTAGAATCTGGATTAACAGAATCCTCGTCTCCTTCTGGACTAAGTCCAGCGTCATCCACTCTTTCTACAGGCGACCTTAGAAGAAAGTATAATTTTGGTGATAGAGTTTCTGAGTTAGCAATATCTCAAGACCCTTTCTTCCGTTTTGTATCTAAGGTAGCTAAGAGACCAACAGATGACCCTGAATTTAAGTTCACAGAAAGACGGCCTTCCTTTCACAAAAGATACGCTTATGTGACTGGTTGGAGCGCTTCTACCTTTGTTGGTGATGCTGGTACTATGAACCAAGCTACAGTTACATCTACTATCGTAGATGGAGCTGGTGATGTTATTTATGTTCAAATGGAGACCGATTATAAGTCTGCAGGTAATATAACTAATATTTATGGTTCAACCAGTAATGCCTTTAAGGTTGGAGCAAGTGGTACGATGCCAGCATTCTTTATGGTAGACCAACTTGTAAAAATTCCATTTCAAAATACTAATGCAGCTGCAACTACTGCAGCTACTGCATGTATTGTGGATGATTACATTGTTGGTAAGGTTCTTTCAGCTACAGAATATTCAGGTGTTGAAGCTGTTGTACTAAAACTAGAGGTTGTAAGGCCTCTTGCTAGTTCTTCATCAGGTACTGAGTTATCTGGATGGGGAGCTGGTGGTACAGGGGACCAAGGACTTGGAGGAGCTGGGACAACTGCAGCTGAAACTGCGAATTTTACACAGCTTCAATTAGAAGCTTCGCGTTCATATGTTGTTGGAACTGCTCATGGACAAGGTACAGGTTACCCTGAAACATGGAAAGATGAACCTTTCTCAACCAGTTATGGTCGTACTCAAATTTGGAAGACTGCAATGGCAATGGATAACACTACTCGTGCTACCGTGCTAAAGTATGAAGCAAATGAGTGGGCTCGTGTCTGGAAGGAAAAGTTGATAGAACACAAGTGGGATATTGAACAGAGTCTTTTGTTTGGTACTCAATATAAATCTTCAGATGGCTCGTGGCAAACACAAGGTGCTGTAGATTACATTCTAAGCTATTCTAATGTTTTTAGTCTTACTCATTCGAGTAAAACTCAAGATGAATTCTTAGATGATATGAGTAACTTTCTTGACCCGCGTTATAATAACGCTAATGCTACTCTGTTTTTCTGCGATACTGCAACTTATAATTGGTTGCATAAGTTAACAGGATATTTTCAAAATAACCTTGAAATATCTCCTAACTTTAGAGCAGATATGTCACTTAGTTCAAAAAAGAAGGTATTTGGAGTAGACATTAATGTTATTTCTACACCTTATGGTGATATGAATGTAGCACGTAATGTTCACCTGGATGGTTCGGAAGTGAAAATCCTTGCTATCAACATGAAGTATGCTAAATACAGACCTCTTGTTGGTAATGGATTGAATCGTGATACGGCAGTCTATGTAGGTGTCCAAACCTTAGAAAATAGTGGTGTTGACCGTCGGGTTGACTTAATCCAAACAGAAGCTGGGATGGAATGGCAAATGCCAGAAGCCCATGCTGTCTGGAAATAAAGGAGGTATAAAATGGCGAATCCTTTATATGGACAAAATGAAGCTGATGATGCTTTGGATGTAATAGCTGCTCTTGGAAGTGCTAGGTATTCTAGCGATGCTGGAGCGATTACACTGGGGATGAGAGTTCATAAACTATCTGGTAAGATTGATGCTGATTCAACAACTGACCTTGATATGACACCTGATGAAGATACTGTATCTTTACTTGGTGGATATATTGAGTTTAAGGGAATATCTGGTTCTGGTGATTTTGATGTTGATATTACGGCTGCACACAGCCTAGTAGACCAGATAACAGAAGATGGTAAGTACGCTCTTAAGGCTCAGTATATTGCAAGTGGAGAGGTGATTAGAGTTGACCCTCAAACCGCTAGTGATACTGATGTATATGTTCAGTGCGTCTTAATTACTAGCAAAGTAATAACGTCTTAAGGAGACAACTGATGGCTAAATATTGGTTGGCAAACAATCCAAATGCTCAGATTACTAATGCTGAAGTAACAGAGTTAGCAACTATATCCGAAACAGATTTGGGTGTAGTTAGTGACTTGACTGTGACTGCTAATGAGTTGAATAAATCTACTGCTGTTAATACATCCGTAACTGCTTTGGCGGCTGCGGGAGCTTTGGCAGCTAATACAACATATCATGTAACTGATACAGATGCAGCGGCGTATACATTGCCTGCAGCATCTAGTTCTACAGTTGGTGATAGAATAGAAGTGATTTATATTGCTATATTAGCTAATAGTGAAGTTCATAAGTACGGTACAACTACTGAGTTTTTTGCAGATACATCGTATGTAATGATACCTAGTAATGCAACAGGAAATGCGGCATATACTAAAGATGTAGCTGATGGCTCTGCTGATGATTTTTTAAATCTGACTGGAGCTACTGATGCAGGATGGGGTATTGGCACTAAACTAACTTTCATATACAATGGTTCTCAATGGCATGTTGAATGCTGGGGAAAAGCTACTGGAAATGGAAGTACAGGAGCTACTGCAGCTTTTGCAACAAGTTAATCTGAATAGATAAAATAAGGTGATTGCTACTTCTTGATATTTTTCAGCTTCCTTTCTAATATTGGGAAGTGGCATAACCTTATAAAAGAGTAATATGGCAACATTTGAAGCACAAGTAGAGGCGTTAACATCGCTAGCTATTGATAGTAGTAGTACGCCTAAACAAGATGAATTAAGTCAATTATTGAGAGATGGAGTTATTGATGTAACTTCAAAGCATTTGGCTATTAGACCTCAAGATGCTTTCATGTTTATGAGAATATCTTCAGAAAGTACATCTCAAGCTGGTTTATCAGCTCCTTCTGCTAAAATTATTAGTGTAATTAGAGAATCAGGCACTAATGATGATTGGAGAAATTGTAGGGAAATATCAGTTGGTCAACAGTCTAATGTGACAGATACAGGTAGTTTACATTATGCTTCTAAGTATAATCCAGCTTATTTTGTTTCTGAAGAAGGTGCAATACTTGTTTTTCCAGTTCCTTCATCTGGAGGTGCTAATTCTTATAAAGTCTATTATGTGAATGGTGAACCAAAGGACCAAACTAATAATGCAGCTCTAACATATTTACATTCTGATATTAAATTTTTTCCAGAAGATAAAGTTTATTTAGTAGTTATATATGCTGCTATTAAATCATTAGAAGCTAAATTAGCTAGTTATACTATAGATGAGGAAGATGAAGAATTAGTAAGAGCATTACAAGTAAGTTTACAACAATTACAAGTTACTTATAACTCTGGTTTCTTACCAGACAAGAATTATGAAGCTGCGTTACAATCGCAGTCTCAACAAAGAGGACAAAGAGCGTGACAGTACAAGAAATAATGGAAAGAACAGGTCTTAAAGAGACTGGTCTTGCAAAAGCATGGATAAAAGATGCTGTTCAGATTATAAGGTCTTCATATCCTGAGCATATCAAAGTAGATAAGCAAAATATCATTGATGGTGAAAGAGAATACATTTTACCTGCAGATATGATTTCATTGTTATCTATATCTGTTAAAGATACTACTGATAAAAAGTATAAGAAAATTAGACGAATATCTAATGATATTGTAGTTAAAGAAGATACGGACCCAGAATAATGTCATTTAATACAGATAAAAATTGGATGTATTCATTATCAGGAAGGCATATTCATTTATGGCAATGGACAGAAACAGCTGCTACTGATACAGTAGGCAGTTATAGAGTAAAACTTCCATCTGAATACTATGGCAAACAACTTATATACCCTAATGAAGATATAACAAGTGGTCTTAGGGTTGAATACACTGCTTTTTCAGAACCATTTATATCTGAAGCATTAGAAGATACTACAGGTAGAATATCTGCAACTACTATAGCTTTTTCAGATGGTGGGGATACTATTAGTGATAGTGGTAATGGTTTTGTTACAGCGGGTTTCCAGACTGATGATAAAATAAGAATTATAGGCTCAGCAAGTAATGATGGTGATTATACGGTTGATGTAGCGGCTGGTACTCTTACGATAGATAGTGGGTCAACTACACTTGAAACTGCAGGTGAAAGTATTACAATATATCAAATACCTAAAGCTGTAGCAGATGCAAGTGTAGATGAATCTTCTCATATTAATCTAAATAGGATGCTAAGTTTAGCTGCTGTAGATTATATTAGAGCTCAAATGAAAGAAGCTACTGGAGACTTACAAGGTAAAGAGTATTGTATGAGAGAATTCTGGAAAAAGGTAGGTGATAATGAAAGCAATAAAAGAAATATTTCTATGAGTTTTCCTGCTTCACCTTTCGCAATTAAATAAGTAACTTACAGTGCTTGTATAAGGAGCATCTCGCCTCGCAAGACAAGCATAACAATTAAAGGAGAACAACATGGCAAACCTACAAAAACACAGAGCACACGAATCTTTAAATACAGATACTGCTGCAGTTTGGGATGTAATAACAGATGTAACTGATGCAAATGATACTACTGATGGTACAGTACTTAATATAGATGTCTCAGGGTATCATACTCTCGGATTAACTCCAGCTGCTGAAATATACATACATTTTCATAACACAAGTACAGCAACATTAGATACTGATGATGCATTAAAACTTGCTTCTGGCTTATCTTTTATTAAGATACCCAGAGGACTTGGCGATACGATATATTTTAATTATTTAGCTACACATGCTACCGTTGACTGTGAGTTGCGTGTAGTAAAAATGTAGGGGGGATGAAATGGCTATATTAAACACATTATACGCAGGACAAGGTCTTTCTAGCTCAGGCGGTACAATAACTGGCGACCTGACCATTTCAGGTGATTTATCGGTAGAAGGTGGAGGTTCTTTTACATATGATGAGATGTTGACTGGTAATTTTGGTATAACAGTCAGTGATTCCGCTACAAGTGGTCAGATAGTAATAACACAGGGTGGTGAAGGAGATTCAAGTATATATTTTGTGGTAACAGGAGATAATGCTTTTAGCATTGGTGTAGACAATACGAGTGATACTTTTAAAATATCTGAAAGCAGTGACCTTGGCACAAATACAAGATTAGAACTCGATGAAAACTCCCGAATCTCGCTATCGAATAATGATAGTAATACAAGTAATACAGTTTTTGGCAAAAGTGCTTTCAATACCAGTAGTGATAATTCATCTGACCTTAATGTAGCGGTTGGAGAATCAGCAATGGGTACAGGCTCTGTTGCGGGTGCTTCCTACAATACGGCAATCGGATACCAATCACTTACTGATATTACAAGCGGAGAATATAATACAGCTGTGGGTCTATTTTCCGCAGATAGCATAACTGATGCTGATAAATGTACAATAATTGGAGCATCGGCTGGTAGAGCTATAACTGTAACTAATGGTGGTGCTTCTGATGGCACAGTAGCGGTAGGATATGCCGCACTCACCGCCCTCACATCTGGTGGATATAATACGGCTGTTGGCTATAGTGCATTAACTGGTTTGACCACAGGAGCTGGGAATGTTGCCTTAGGACACAGTGCTCTTGCTGCTGCTGGTGTTGGAGAATCAAAGAATATAGCTATTGGTCATAATGCGATGTCGTTAATGGACGAAGGTGGCGGTGCCAATGCTGACGATAATATTGCTATAGGATTTGAAGCAATTAAAGGACACGACAAAGGAAGTAATACAGGAAATATAGAACACAATATTGGTATAGGGATGAGAGCATTAGGTAGTGCTTCTTTTGGTGCTGGCGATACAGTTGTACAAACAGGTACAATAGGGATAGGATATTATGCACTCAACGCCCTCACAACTGGTGCTTCTAATACGGCAATTGGTTATTTGGCTGGAACAGTACACACCACTGGAGGTGGTAACACAATTGTGGGACACGGTGCATTTTCAGATACAAATGCTGGAATCAATTCATTAGCATCAGAGAACAATACTGCAATTGGAGTTAATGCAATGGGAGGGACTTGGGCTAATTTTCAAACTGATAGTTGTGTAGCCATAGGTCATTCGGCTTTATCAGGTGCAATATATGATATTGATGGTACTGTAGCTATTGGCAAATCTGCTCTTGCGGCTAACACATATGGTGCTTCTAATATGGCAATTGGTTTAAATGCAATGGCGGAGAATGTTTCTGGTTGGGGCAATATCGCTATTGGACAAAGTGCAATGTCCCAAACTGGTGGTACACAACCTCAAGATTCTGACCATAATATTTTTATTGGAAACTTATCTGGTAGTGGAGATTGGTCTGCTGGGGCAGATGCAAAGAATGAATATAATGTTTGTGTTGGTAGCTATACAATGGATTCTGCTTTAGCTGGAGCTGACCATAATACTTGTGTTGGGTATGCTTCATTAAGTGCCATAACTTCGGGTAATGCTAATGTTGCAGTAGGTCGTAATGCCGCTAATGCCACTACAACAGGTTTAAATAACGTAGCAATAGGCTCCTATGATGGCTCTCTTCTTGGGGCATTACAAACTAATGCCGCTGGTTCTTTCAATATAGCAATAGGTACTGGTGCTTTAGGTACAGCAAATGAAAATGATAATGATGGTACTGTAGCGATTGGACATTTAGCGTGTAAAGTTCAAGCTGGTACTGGTGGAGCACAGTTTGCTAATGCGACAACTGCTGTAGGATATAAAGCTCTCACAGCCCTTACAACGGGGGGCGGGAATGTGGCTGTGGGGTATCAATCAGGAGCATTACTTACAACAGGAGCAAGTAATACTATTCTCGGTCACGGAGCTATGGATGCTACACCAGTAGCCGCTACTGGTAATGTTGCTATTGGAACGAATAGTATGGGTGGAGCTTCTTCAGCACAAAACGCTTCTAATTATAATGTC